TTTTGCGCGTTCCTTCACGCATGCCAGCTTCGCGGAGTACTTCGTCGTCGGTTAGTAGTTCGGTGTTCATAGATTTTGAATGATTTCTTTTTTGTCTGCATCGGTTGCGTCTTCGCGTACGAGGAGGCGCTTGCCTTTGATTTCCACTTCAATCCGGCGCGGTGTGTTGCGAATCCAGTCCACGAGCACGTCGCGATTGGCGAGTGCAGCGCGGATGTAATTAAGCAGATTCTCAGGGTCGCTTTCGTTGAGTGCTTCGCCGCCCTTCGTCATTCCGGTAAAGACATCTTCGGCGCGCTGGCCCTTGGCGTTCACGGCGTCAAGCCAAAAAACAGTTGATTCTCGCCCGTCTGAGCGAACGGTTCGAGTGATCGGGCAAGGCATTTTGGGCAGAAAGCCCAGAGTCACGAGCGCCGTGGCGACCTTCAGGTTCGGCGTGTAAAAGTACTGTTCGCTGTCTCGTATTGTTTCGGTGTTCATATTTTAAAAAAGGAGACAGACTTTAGCCGGTCTGTCAGCGGGCGCGTGCGAGCGGGTGCGAGAAATTACATGTTCGGATACTGCGTTGCCTGAATCGTTATGGTGCGGAATGTGTCGCTGCTTTGCTCGGATGAGACGCTATCGACAACGATCTTGCCGCCGGTGACGCCGAACTCGGTCGTAGCATTTGCGATTGTCAGGAGGCTGCCAACGGATGCTGTTGCAACTCCGCTTGCGCCGTTGATTGCGCCTGAGATCGAGATGGTTGCTGTGCGCCCGTAGGTGGAGATGGCGACAATATCACCATCTTCGTCCATGAGTTCAGCCTTTTGGCCTTGGACGGAGCGGTTGAACGAGGAAAGGATGATGCCGGTTTCGGCGGTTGCGCCGAAAGTTACGCTTGCGGCAGAAGATGAGGTGATGACAGATGCGGCCATACCTCGCAAAAACTGTCAACTCAGTTAAGGAACTCGGCAAAAACGACGAGAGTATTCCGCCCGCGCGCAATCTCCGCCTGCGTCGCGATCTGGGTCGGATTGTCGATGAATGCGCGAACTCGCGTGCTGCCTTCGTAGTCGTACGCCCAAAGTTTGTTTTCGCCCGGCGCGAAGAAATAGGCCGTCACAGCATGCCCGGCGATCTTGCCGTTGCGCTGGTAGCCGTATTGCAAGACGCGACTGGTTACGCCCTGCCTGCGAAGCCCCGCGTCCATTGCGATTGCGGTCGGCAGGCAGGCGTTCTTTTCAATTTCCATCCACCGCTCGGGGTTTGTCGGGGTGCATGCCGACAAGGCGAGAAGCAGGATGGCGAGCGCGGCTCTCACCTTAGAGAAGCCCAGTATGGACCGTGACAGAGACGCTCCGCAAAAAGTGCCGGTCGGTTGTCGAGAGGGCAACCGGCCCATCTCTCAGAACGCCGTAGACTTGGCAGGATTTGGGCTCGATAGCGTTGAGCTTGTCCACGATTCCAAAGACATCATGCGTGACACACAGCAATTCAGCCCAGAGATTTTCAAGAGTTTGCGCGTTTGCGTCGTCTGCTTGGACGGCCAAAACAACGTCGACCGTGAATTGAAAAATTGCGCTGTTCGTAATTGATTCCGACTGCCGGGTTGCCTTTACAAAGCACGCTGGCAACGTCATTGCGGCGAAGTTTTCTGACGATGTGACGGTCAAGTCATTCTGAAATTCAGCCTGCAAATACCGGATAAACGCATCCGTGATTGCCTTTTCAAGCGTGCGCGTCGTAGTCGCTGCTTGGCTCTTCGGTTCGGGAGTTGTCGAGAAAAAAATCATTTGTTCACATCCTGAAGCGCGAAGTCCACGGAGACGGCATCTTGTGCCAACTCCGCAGAGACGACGCGGAAGCTGGCAGCGTCAATCGCCACCACGTCGCCAAGGTTGATTTGCTGCGTAATCGCATTGTAAGGCGCGGTGATTACCATCGCGATCTGCGTCATAAATCCGCCGTCTCCGACGCTGTTCTCACAGCGGAATGTTGTCCGATTTGCCGAAAATGTAGAGCCTTGAAACGTGACGGTGATCGGCAGTTCTCCAAGGACGGCGGCAAAGTCGGCAGCAAAATAAGTGGCGAGGCTCACATTGTGCCGGTTTCGTCAAATTAAGCCCACGCTCTTGCAGAGCCGGTGATACTCGCTGCCCCTCGTTGGCGTTTCCTTGCTCGTATTGTGCGTTGCGTTCGACCAGTGGATGATGTCGTATGGCGTCGCCACCGGATGCGTGTAGGGCGAGCCTGCCACGCCGCCGCAATCGAAGTAATTGGCAAACGTGCTGAACTGAATCCCGCTGCGCTGGAGGCCGTTTATCATTGCAAGCATGGCTTCGTGCCAGTCGCGTCCAGCCATGCCATCCTTGAGCATGTCGCCGATAATATTAGACATCTCGGCGGCATAGGCGGAGCCCTTCGGAATTGCCATGACAACAGGCGAGATCATCGAGAGCCACGGCGTGAACGTGTAATCCTCCGCGACTATCTTCTTCGTGACTGCCACATCCATCTGCACCCAGATTCCGCCGTGATCGTGAAGGGTCTTGAAGGCGAAGTAATCGCTCCAATGCGCAAACGAGCCGATGCCGCCTTTCGGGATGCCGGTGTGCGGATTGCCTGCGAATCCAACAAACTGCACGTAGTCCTTCGGCACTTGGCGAACGTCAACGTAGTCGGGAACGCCAGCGACTTTTTGGTTAGTCCAGAGAATCGGCTTGTGTCCGACTTCAAGTAAAAGCTGGAGCGTGAGTTTTTCCATCAGGCCGAGGCGCGGCCCGATCCAGACTGAGTGTGTCGTACTCATTTGCGCGCGAGGACGGTGAGGCCGTTGCAGTTCTCGTAATGCTCCGCGATCTTCCAGTGTTCGTTGTCACGTAGGAACTCTTGAATCGCAAGGTTGATTCCAACGCCGTTGTCTTCTCCGAGAACGCCAAAGGCAACCGTGTCATGGAAAACAATGTATTTGCGCGCCTGGTTGCCGTGCTTTTCGAGTTCACCTTTCACCTGTGCGTAGGTGTGCAAAGTATCGATGAAAAGCAGGTCGGTCGGTTCGATTGTTTCAGCGTCCAATGTGCTGCCCTGCTGGAATGTCCAGTCGATTGCAAGCTGCGAGCTTATTCCGTGCACGTTAAAAAAGTCGTGCAAGTCGTAGCTGCAAAGCTTCGTGTTCGGCTTGTTCGATAGTCCGTGCAGGAATGAGTAGGTGGACATGCCTGTTCTGACTCCGAACTCTGTCACGTGTTCACATTGCCGCGCGAGCTGTGCAAGGCGGAGCATGTGTTCGTTGATGTCGCCCGCGATAGATCGCGAGCGGTTGAAGATGTTGATGAGAGGCCACTGTGAAACGAAAGCATTCACGCCGTATTGGTATGCGCGCTCGGAGTTTTGCAGGTCAACGATGGCGTCAGTCGGGCGTGTGCCGTTGATCGGGTGATCGTGCTGCCATTTCAAGCCTTTCACCTGGAGAACAGGCGCTTCAAGCTGCGTGCGAGTCGTAAAATCGTTATCGCAAAAAACGCCGTAATAATTCGGATGGAAAACATACTTGCGCTTGTTGTAGAGCGCCCGAGAGAGAACCGGATGGCACATGAGGCCGTCTTCGCGGAGCGAGTCGGGAACGTAACATGCCCACTCTTCAGTGCCTGCGGGGAGTTTTTGAAGCTCTTCATCCCAGCCTTGCGGTGGTGTGAGATCGTCGGCAACAACTACGAGGATGTCGCCGGTTGCGTAGGCGGCGGCCAAGTTCCAGTTTGCAACGCTAGAGGATGCCCAGTCAGGCGGCGGGACGCTGAGAGCGGCGGTTTCAAATTGCAGATGTGACTCTTTATCGTCGGACTGAATGCCGAAAATATGCTCGACGTTCTCGGGATTTGTCGCGCGCTCAAGCCACGTTTGTTTTGTGGCGAGGGCGCGTTGTGGTGTGTTTCGGGTTGCGTGTAGTAGGCTGATTTTTTTCATAAAGTTTTTAATTTGATTTCAAATTTCACGACAGGGACTTGTTGGATTTTCTTTTTTTCTTCGACGATCAAAACAGGATGCGCCCAGTTGAGGTTTTCGCCAATGTTCTCCGGCTCGTTAAAATCCTGAAATGATTCCATGGCCTCTTGCCTTAGTAGCTCTTCGGCTTCAGCAACGGATTTAAAGGGTCCGCGAGCCTGATGGAATGCCTCCCCCATATTTTCAAGGTCAATAATCCAGAATTTTTTTTTCATTTTTTGGTTAGTGTTTCAAAGATTTTCTTTGCGCGTTCGCGTTCGATTGAATCGTTACACCGTGCATGCGTGGCGTCAATGGGGATTGGCTCAAAAGCCGGGTGATGATGAACGAAAACAACGTCACGAGCGTCCACAATCGCGCCTGCTTTCTCGGCACGAATGGTGAACTCTGCGTCCGAGAATTGGTTTTTGAAATCAGGGTGAAAGAGTCCTTGCTTGTCATAAAATTTTCGCGTGCAAATCGCCATCGGCAGGAGTTCGTCGGCGCGGTATCCGTCGGAGATGCGGAGAACCTTCTCGGTATTAATGTCCAAGCGGCTTTCAAGCATGTCATCCCAGCCAGGCGGACATTCAAAGTCGTCAGAGAATTGCACGAGGATGTCACCGGTGCTCACGCTAGCAGCCAGATTCCACGCTCCGACTGATCCGCCGTCCGTCTCTTGGCAGACTCCGCAGAAGCGTTGCAAGACGGCTGCGGAGGCGTCGTCTGAATCGACCGTAAAGATGTGTTCTACGCGCTCGGGCTTGTTCGCGCGCGAGAGCCATAGGTTCATGTTCTGCACGGCTTGCAACGGCCTTCCGCGCGTAGCATGAAGCAGTGAGATGCGCGGGCGCGGAGCGTCATTGAGAACCTGCATTTCGAGATTGAATGCTTCTTCCTTCCGGCCTGCCAGCCTGAGCGCCCAAGCGCGGAGTCGTTTGGCTTTGACGCCGTAATACTCTGCCTTGTGCGTCCACTGCGTAAATGAGGGGACGGGAATTTTCTCCATTTCGTCGAGAAGCGCGAGGGATTCAACAGGCTTACCTTCGTCGAGAAGAATGGATGCTTCCAGCGCGACGGCTTCGCGGCGGGCGGGGTCAAGCTTGCGCGCGGCCTGAGCAAAGCGGAGCGACGATTCGCCGTCCGTCATGTTGCTCATGTTCATCAGCGTTTCGTACTTGTGGACAAGATCCAAATCCTTCATCGCGATGGCTTCCGCGCCGTAGCGCAAAGATAGGTCACGCTGGCCGGTTATCATTTTTTCATAGTGGAGATAAAACTTCCAATGCGGTGCGAATTGATCTTGCCATTCGAGGATTCGCTGGTTGCGCTCGTTGCTCTTGCGCTGTCCCAGCGGCGGCATGTGGTGGATTTCGAGATCGCGCCGCATGTAAATCTTGATCGTCTTTGTGGGGTGGACGTTTTCATGCACCGCCCGCCACCAGTAGCCGGTGCGGTAGCGAAAGAATCGCTCGCGCGGTGCGCGCTTGTGCTGCTCAGGGATGACGTAGTCGCTGAGTATCCAGTCACACTCTGCTGGGCAGTCGCGAAGCGCCTTCAGCGTAGGCTCAACCATGTTGTCCTGAAGCACGTCGTCACAGTCTGCCCACATTACCCAGCCGCCTTCGCCGGTCAGGTCGTAGGCTTTTTCAAATGCGACATTTCGCGCGGCGGCGAAGTCGTCGAGATGCGGCCAATGGCGGCAGAGCGGTGAGTTGCGATATTCTCCGACGTGGCAGCCGAGGTTCTTGGCGATGTCGAGAGTGGCGTCGGGTTCGAGTGCTCCGACGGCGCGGATGATGACGACATCGTCGCAGATTTTTTGCAGGGATCGGACGCATCGATCGATGCGCTCGGCTTCGTTGCCGCAAATTAAGCCTGCGACAAGGCGATTTTTTTGGTTCATGTTTCTGCACGGGGCGCAATGTCAAAAGGGCAACAAAAAACCCGCTCCTTGTGAGAGCGGGTTTGATGTGAACCGTGATCTTTTACAGTCCGGTCGTGATGCGGATGATGCTCGAACCGTCGACAACCTTCTCGGATACGTGCTGGCGCACGCGGAGGATGTTCGAGCGGCGGGCTTCGTCGCGGTAGGTCTCAGACACGAAGGGAACTGGGCTATCAGCGCCCCAGAGGATCGTGCGGCCGAATCCACCGGCTGCGAACTCACCGCCAACTGTGTTGGCGAGTGCAAGGTAGCTGTCACCCCAGACGAATCCGCCTGAGTAAGTTTGGCCCTTCTTGGCAGTGTTGCGAGGAGCGCGACCAACGAGAACCTTCTCAACACCGACTGCCTGAGCAACTTCTTGCTCGGAGAGGAGGCGAGTGGAGTTTGTGGCGACTACGCCGAACATTTGGTTTTGCACCTTGGTCGAACGGCGAACGCGCTCAAACAGGACTGCGGACATTACAAGCGTGTTTGGGAGCACGCCATATTTGGCGAGTTCCAACTTGCCAGCGGCAACGTCGGCGGCGAGATCGAAGGTGGTGATGTTTGCTTCGGTATAAGCGGCGGTTGCACCGGCTGCGGAGATGGCTGTGATGCCGTTCGCGGCGTAGGTGAGCGAGGCAACGCGAAGCTCGTGGCCGATTTGGATTTGGCTAAGGAGCATGTCGGCAACGGCGACTTCCACGTCGAGGAAGCGGGCGAGGTCGCGCTGAGTTGCGTCGGGGAGGACTTCCTCAAGACCGTACTCGGTAGTGGCGAATGTATCCGATGTGAACTTGCGTCCAACGCGGGGATAGGCAGATCCTGCGGCGATCTTGGTCGCGTCGTCGTTGAGTGCCTCGGACTGTCCGAGGTTAATTTTCAGATACTCGCCGGAGCGAACGTCTGCAAGGTAGATCGGCATGACTTCGGCGCCGATGAAGAGGTTCTGCTTGTTGGAGCGGCCCTCGTAAACGGCCTGTGCAATGTCTCCGCGAATTGTGGTGGTGGTGAATGACATGGTAGTTGGTTAGTTGAGTGTTTCGGTCAAATGCTCAGATGCGGACTGCGAACTCGATGACGTCGCCGGTCGCGCCGGAATTAATTGCGGTGCCAATAGTCACACCAGAGGTGACGAGCGTTCCGACAATCACGCCGCCGGTTGTGGCGAAAACCGAATTGCCAGCGGTCACCGGACCAGGAGAAACGATTCCAAATTGGGTTGCCTTGAAGAGCTTTACTTCGCCAACGCCTGAGGCTGCAACGTCGTCTTGAAGGACGCCGATGACTTCGGAGGCGGTTACGAGTGCTGCTGCTGCGTTGTCGCCCGAGCAACGGACGAGCGTGCTACCTGAGAGCGCGGACGCGAATGTGAACGAACGGAATGAAATGTCAGTTTGGGATGCCATGATGAGTAGTGATTAGAGGTTGTGGAGTTGATTGGAGTCGCGGATGGCGATGTATTCAGCGGGGTGATTCGACATCGCAAATTTAATCGCGGCGGTCTTGGAGCCGAGTTCTGCGGTTTTTGCTTCGATCAAATTCTTAAGATCAAATTTGACTTCGGCTGGAACTTCGGCTGGAGCGGATGCCTTCATGGGAGCTGCGCCAAAGTTGGAAATGATGGTGTCGAGTTTGGCTTGGAGCTTGGACATTTCGGAGTCCTTCATTGGCTCGTCCTTTGGCTCTTCGGGAGCGGCTTCCATTGACTTCTTGTAATCGCCAAAAGCGGATTCAAGGGCGCTGAGACGGGAGACGATGTCGGCAATGCTCACTTCGTCTTCCTTGGG